ACGATTATAACATTAAAAACTTATAGTCAACAGGATCGCCAAGTGATCAAATTTCTTGCGAATCCAATGATTTCTGATAGCCGTGATGCTTCTTATGATAGTATTTCCGTTTCTCATCACCCTGGTGAAATTTTAAAATATAAGTCGACAAATTCACGAACATGGACGCTAAACAATATTAAATTAGTTTCCAGAACTGCTGCTGAGGCCACTGAGAATCTCAAAAAGCTTAATATGATAAGATCATGGGTCATGCCATATTATGGTCAAGGCACTGCTGAAAATTTTGATTTAATGTTTGGCGCACCTCCACCTGTCTTAATATTTTCAGCATATGGTTCTTCAAATATCGATGAACATCCAGTTGTTTTATTGAGCTATAATTTTGCTTATCCTAATGATGTAGATTATATTGAATGCCAAACTGACACAGAGGCTGGGATTATGTCAGGAACACCATTTCCAATTTTATGTGATATTTCTATCACTCTTAAGGAATCATTTTCGCCAGCACAATTTTCTGGTTTTAATCTTAGTGAATATCGAAATGGTAAATTATCTTCAGCATATAGGCCGCCATCACCTATTTCACCGCCTGTAAATATTAAGAGTAGCGCTGCTCAGACGCAGGCGCAATCACTTGCGGCCAGCCAAACCTTTGTGGATTCTGCTCGTAATCAAAGAGTTTCTTTGCCTACATCTTCACCAATGCGTCCATTATCTGACGCCAGATTTGAAGCAGCTGCTGGAACATCCGTAAACGTAACAAATATTAAGGTACCAATTGTTAAATTAGGAGATTCTGCACGAGAATTATCATTTGTCAGGCCTAGAAGAGCGGCCCCAAATTCTCCAGCAAGTGATAATACCGGCGGCGCGTCTGGTAGTTGGTAACTCATGAAAGTTCAAATAGAGACAAGGATTCCTAAATGGAAAATAATAGTGTTAATTTAAAAAAATCTAGGTATGTGAATGGTGGAACAACGGAAGCTACCAGCTTTTCATTAGAATGGTGGGAAAGAAATTTTTTTGAATCTGATGAAAGTGACTTAACGTATGCAGTAGAAAATGCTGTTGCTGGTAGATTAGATTTAATTGCAAACGCCTTTTACGATGAACCTCGTCTCTGGTGGGTTATTGCTCAATATAATAATATTCTTGACATTTATGGAGAAGTTATTCCGGGCAGAATTCTTCAAATACCTTCAAAAGAACGTGTAATGACATCTTTTATAAATGGCACCATGGGCGGAGTCAAATCGCAAAGAGAACCACTTCAAATAATCACGCCAGTTATATTATAAAATGAGTATTCCACAAAACCCACTTGACAAATATACGTCATTTTCTACGCATTATGTTTTACTGCTTGGCAGAAATACTGAAGCGCTACGCGCATTTAAACAACGTGAATCTTTAAGTGGAACTAATCTAAATTTAAATGAATTAAATCGACTGCGACTTGGCGAAAAGTTACCTGGCCTCGGCGCTCAAAATGAATTATACATGATCTGCGATTCAAGAAAAATTTCTCTGTTTAGAATTAATTCTGTTGATTTTGAAACATTGTATGCTGGAGGTGATGCGGCATCATCGCACATTATTAGCGGTTTAATAGACATGAAGCTTAGCGATTCTACTGGAATTGCCTTCATGAATTTTTTAAAATACATGGCAGATGAAGTACTCGGTTGCAGTTTAGTTAATTGTTTTTTCTTACTGAAAATTTTCTTTGTTGGCCACACGCACGATGAAACGACGGAAGTCATAAACACGACTTCAATACCGATGATGTTGCAATCTATGTCATTTGAATTTGGATCTGCGAGCACAATTGGTGTTTCACAATATGATTTAAAATTCATGCCAACATTTGCGTCAGGAGAGGCCACACATCAATTTGTTCCCACTGATAGGATTTCTACAATTGCAGCCAGGGGAGCCCAGACTACGCTTGGTCAAGCTTTAGATTCTTTACAGAACGCGCTGAACAGAATCAGTAAAGAATATTACGATAATACGCAATACCAGGCGTTAAATGAGAATACACAGAAGACTGAACCTGCTGTTTCGTCTAAGAAAAAGGGCAGATTGGTTTTATATAAAATTTCACTGCCAGGAGATATACCTGGTCTAGAATCAACGACTAAATGGAGAGATCTGTCGTATTCAGTTGGCGTCTATGACAAAATTGAAGAAATCTCACATAAGATTACAACAGAAACTGCCGAAAAACAAAAACAACTTGATTCAAGAAAAGAAGCAGATAAAAAGAATAAGCAATTAAAAGATGATGCTGTTTATAAGGCTGTTCCACGAAATATGACAATAACAGAAGTGTTAACGTCAATTCTTAATTCTTGTATAGATGTTAATCGAAAAGCGTCATTTAAAAGTATTGAAGAAGGTAAAATTGTTAGTTTTAAAATTTTAACAAATATCACAGCAAATGACGAAACAGTTGTCATCCATTTTGATATTGTTGAACATATTTTCGTTAATAATAAGCCTGAGAAAAACACAAAAGCTGTTAGCTTAAATGATAAGTATTTTATTGATAATGAACGTGGTGAAAGGGTTCCTAAAAATTCCTTAGAGTATGATTATGTTTTTTCTGGAAGAAATACTGACATATTAGATTTTGCGGTTAAAATTGACGCATCAGCTGCGATTTTTAGTATACTTAATAAAACTAAATCTACTCCAGATGAAATTAGAAAAAATGATTTAGGGCAGTCTGATAATCCAAATGGTAGCAAATCATCTGACAATACGAAAAATATCTCTACTAGAGATATGAAATCTCATGATATGGTTGTTGTACCGCCAAAATCTATAAATGAAAGGACCGGATATTCGAATTTGGCTGAAGGTTCGCAGGAGAGGGCTGGAATTTCAAGTACGTCTCTCGCTAAGGCCAAACAGGAATATCTAAAGGTTTTAGCTGATATACATGGTCAATCATCGCTTAGCACAAAAATGAAGATCAGGGGGAATCCAGATCTTTTTGTTAAATCGATGGGCGATCAAATTATGCCTCATGTGTCTATTTCTCCAGGAAGTTTATCACCAAATAAAGAAGTTACCTTTTTAGACAATTCTATTAGGGAATACAATGAGGCGCTTGCAAAACGATTAAATCCGATTGCGCTTTCTGGCAATAATCCTTTAATGACAGGTTACGATCTTGCGGTTTCTCCCTTATACATAAAGGTAAATATATACGGACCTGCAATTGATCCAATTTTTGGAAATGAATTGATGCCTGGCGTAGAAAAGTTTATTCAAAAATATTTTTACGAAGGCTGGTATTTTGTTTTCAAGATTGTTCATTCATTAGAAGGCAATAATTTTACGCAAGAATTTAGCATGGGCGCAATTGAAGTATTCAAGTCTGCGCTCATCACGTCAGAGAACGTTAAATGAAACATATATTAGAAGATGATTTTAGTAGTTATCCATTTATAGTTGAGGGGATTGTTAAGAATACTAACGATCCACAGCAAATGGGACGCGTTAAAGTTTGGTGCCCCGCAATTGATGGTGATGAATATGAGGAAGAAAGACTACCATGGGCTGAATACGCTGCGCCATTTGCTGGTAGCGTAGAAGATAAACCGGCAGGCCCACAAAAAGCCGTCTCTGCAGGATTTACCTCTTATGGCTTTTGGGCAATACCTAAAGTTGGAGCTCGTGTCTTCGTGTTCTTTATTCATGGAGATTTGAGCCGAAGAGTATTTTTTGCTGGAGCATTTGGCCTTCACAAAAATAGATCATTGCCGGCCGGCAGAAATTTAAATGAAATGAATGAAGATGGCCCGTGGACAGATACTTATGATAAGTTGCAGCCAGCTTACTCAAATTTACGAGAGCAATTTGGAAATAATCTTGATGCCTCACAAGCAAAAACACGAGGTGCATATGAACGTCAAGTGGCGCAAGCGAGAACAGAAAAAACTGGTGAGGAAGGATATGCACCAGATCCTATTAGACCAACAATAAAAGATCCAGCTTCAAGTGCTACTGAGCCAAATTTAGATCCACAAGTTTACTGCTTAGTTAGTCCTGGCCATCATTCAATGATAATGAGTGATCAAGCAGACCATTGCCGGCTTCGTCTAAAAACAGCCGCCGGCCATCAGGTTATATTTGATGACACCAATGAAAGAATTTATATTTCAACAGCTCGTGGCAAAACTTGGATTGAATTAGATGAAAATGGTCATTTGCATATTTTTGCTGCTGATAGCCTTTCGGTTAGATCTGGCGCAGATATAAATTTAGCTGCCGATAGAAATATAAATCTTCAGGCAAAAGGCTCAATTAATATTTCAGCAGATGGCTCATTAAAAGCTGCTGGAAAAGCTGGACTACATTTATCTTCATGCGGCGTTACTTCAATATCGGCCAGCGCGGATTTGAATTTAAATGCTGGCGGCTCAATCTTAGAAACTGCAACTAAGATTCATCTTAATGGTCCCACTGCACCGTGCCCTGAAGCCCCAGATTCAATTACGATTATTCCAGGACATGAACCATGGGAAAGACCCGAAGAGAGTAAATATACACGAAATCCTAATTGGAAAAAATAATGGCTACCAAAATTTACTATAAAGGTTTTTCTTCAAATCAGTGGCTTTCTATGGGACAAAAAAGTTTCGCTACGTCCAATATAGAAACTGTTAAGAACGACCTCTATAATCATATTTTTACTGAGAAGGGCGAAAGAGTCATGATGCCAAATTTTGGCACTAGGATTCCATCACTAGTATTTGAGCAAAATGATGAAGCTACTTTAGAAATCGTACGTGAAGATCTTATTGAAGTTTTTAATTATGACCCTCGCGTTAGATTATTAAATTTGGAAGTTGTTCCGCTGATGGACAACAATGCAATCGTGGCTTTTGCAGATCTTCTATACGTAGAATTTAATGTTCAAGATGTTTTAAGAATTGAAATCCAAACCGCATAACTTAATGAGATAAGACATGGCAATAAGAAATTTAAACGCTGCTGAAAGTTGGGAAAAAGTTTATCAAGCTTTTTCTGAAGTTAATTTCACCGCATATGACTATGACACCATTAAAGAATCTTTGTTACAGTACGTAAAACTGTATTACAAAGAAACTTTTAATGACTTCATTG